CCATCGAGATGCACTTGCGTTCGCCACACACCCACACACCACACACCCACGCCAGCATGCAGCACCAGCACCAGCACCAGCACCAGCGCCAGCACCAGCACCAGCACCAGCACCATCACCATCACCACTAGAAGATGACCTGAGTGATTCAGCAGCCGCAGCTGCCGCAGCAGCAGCCGCAGCAGCAGCAGGGTCAGGAGCCGGAGCCGGAGCAGGAGCAGCAGGAGCCGGAGCAGCCGCCGCAGCCGCCGCAGCCGCCGCAGCAGCCTCAGCATCATCCGGGTCTAATGTATATCTATATCCAGGTTCATCACAAAGTAATTATCCAAATTATTCGTTGTATAATAATAATAATTTACTTCAACAACAACAAAGATTGTTGGAGCAAACACAACAATATCAACAACCACAAATAATAAATAATATTAGAGGCTCTTCTAGCGGTAAGAAAAAAATATGTTATGCTCCTTATAAAAACCAAAAAGATTGCGAAAATGCTGGATATACATGGGATAATAATATAGAAAAATGTAAAAAAACAACAATGGAGTCCGCATTTAAAGAGTTTAAAGAACTGAAAGCAAAAGTAAATTCATTATTTAATTCTAAAGACAAAAAAACAAGTGACACAAGCAATACAAGCAATGATGATAAATATATATTAAAAACGCAAATAGTTCCTCCAGTTTGTCCCGCATGTCCTTCTTATAAATGTGGAGTAAGTGAACCACAAAAATTAGACAATTCAATGCTTGATGATGAGACAAACAATGATTTATTAAATTCTAATAATATGATATTAAATGAACGCAATTTTGCCAGAAATATGAAACCACCAAATGAATTTGGTAGAATGCCATTGCCATTGCTTGCTGACTTTAGTCAATTTATGTAACTATATAAGATTAAATGCTTATTGTTTAATCCATTTATTTGCTATCCATTTTTCTCCATTTTTTACTGGTTCGCCACCATGTAAAGATTGAGTAATAATTGCACCATTATGGTCTACATTTTGAAATATAACAGCTTTACCTTTTTCAGGTTTAACTAATTTATTTATTTTTGGAAAAATAGTTTCTCCACCTTCCAAATTATCATTTAGATAAAATAAAACTGTTAAATATCGTGTTCCATCTTTATTTAATCGTTCGCAATCAGCTTTATTTCCAACACAAGCATCATAATGAGGTTTAAAAAAACCTCCTGGTTTATAATTTACAACTTGTAAATCTTCTAAATAATTACTATGTGTATTTGTGTATGATTTAACTTTATCAGATATATTTTTAATAAATGGGTCATTGTCTTTCAGCCAACATTGTTCACTTATTCTTGTTTTATTATCAAGTAAATCTTCATTTGGTTTATACACTTTGCTAGAAACCATCTTTCCTTTAGACAATTCTATTATTTTATCACATTCTTCATATGTAAGAAAATTTGGAACTTCTATTATATCATAATCCTGTTTATCTACATATACAGTATTATCAGTATTATTAGTATTATTACTATTATTAGTATTATTAGTATTATTAGTATTATTAGTATTATTAGTATTATTATATACGTATTTACACATATATATACATATTAAAATAAAAATAATTAATATAATTATAATTAATAATGTTTTCATAGTTTTCATAGTTTTCATAGGTTTCATTGGTTTCATTGGTTTCATTGGTTTTATTCTTTTCATAGTTTTTATATACTATATCTATATAGATATATATAATATTTAATTTTTTATTTGTAATTGTTCTTTTAATACTTTTAATGAGTTACATAATTATAACAATAACTCATTAAAATAACTCATTAAAATAGCTAATTAATATGGATAATAATTATAGTCACTATTTTAAGCCCTCGTTTTAATACATTCTTTATCAATATTAAATGTATTAATTTTTTGTTCTTGTGGAACAATATTAATAATACATTTGGCTTTTTTGCCATAAAGCGGCACTGTGCATCCTTTTTCTTTTTTAGTTTTTTTATCTTTAACAAACTTAAATAATTTGTTTTCATTTTGAATCGTATTAGTTGGGCTAGTGCACCTAGACCTAAAGTTTTCATATCGGTCTCTTACTTGACAGAATGTAAGATTAGATTTTTTATTTAACATTTTATTTACAATTTCATGCAAATTATATATATAATAAGAAAACGCATGCCTATCTTTTAAGTGGCACATTTTAAGTGGATTTTTTTTTAAATTATTTTTTAAATTAATTCTACAATATTTACATGGCAAAACATTTTGCAAATTAATCACAAAATTTCTATAATATTGTTTTTCTTTTATTGTAGGATTATTAGGATAATTAAAACTCATTACATGCAAATAATGCCATAAACTAGGCCCCCATACTGTGGTAAGCATTCCATCCCCACTGGTATAATCTTTTTTGGTAAAAACTTTTTTTGTTTTTTTTGATTTATTCATTTTTCTAAGTTTATATTTATTATATATTAATTAGAAAATAAAATTAGTTATAATTTATTGCTATTGTCTGATAAAAATAAAGTCATAATATATTCATAATACATTTTATCAGTTGTAAATTGGGTTTTAATAACCTCAATCATTTTGCCATTATTAAGTCGAAACCACATATAGTATATTATATAGTATATACTATATATAATTATTCGTTTATATAATAATATTAATTCTCTAATAGTTTATAAGATGGACTTTTCAATATATTTTAGATATTTATTTGGATTATTTTTAAAACTAATTCAATCCTTTAAAAGCGTATTAGAAAAAAATAAGATATTAATAGTTGTCTTAATAGTTATGTTTATAGTGATTGGAATTGTCTTTTATAGAAAATATATTTATCCAAAAATAAATAAAACTTATGCCAATAATAAAGAGTTTGTTTCTAAAAATAAAACAGATGATAATAACACAACCTTATATTTTTTCTACACAAATTGGTGTCCTAAGTGTAAAATTGCCCAGACTGAATGGAACGCATTTAAAACTGATACCGGAGAAGATTTTAATGGTATAAAACTAACATTTAAAGAAGTTGATTGTGATGTAGAAACTGATGTAGCTGATAAATTTAAGATTGTTGGATATCCAACCATTAAATTAGTATACAAAGATAAAATATATGAATATGATGCTAAAACCGATAGAGAATTATTATCTATATTTTTAGGAGATATATTTAAGAATCCTTAGTCTGTGTAGCCTGGTTAGCCTGGTCAGCCTGGTTAGTCTGTTTAGTCTGTTTAGTCTTTTTTGATTCTAAAAAACGTTTAGCAGTCTCGCATCCAAATACAATATAATCATTTCTTAATTTGCTATCATTAATCGCCTTAATCCATTCAATAAAACTATTATCTTCAATGACGCAATGTATAATATTCTCAATAGTTTCAAAATCATCATTATAAGAATGAATAAAAAATTTACAAATAAGAGTGTTCAGAAAGGTTGATAATACGGATTCTTTATTAATTGGTTGTGGAATATTATCATTGCTCATAATTTTAACTGCTAATATTTCATCTACATTATAATTGTTTTTTAAACAATTATTTAATGGAAAATGGTTTAATGCTCCGCCATCAATATAACAATTATTATCAATAATAATTGGTGAAAAAATTAATGGAAACGCAGAAGACATTGCAATTGCTTTATATAATTCTAAATCAGGAAAAGTAAGATAAGATAATTCGGTGTCTTCTGTTGGATTAGCATTTATATTTGTTGTATAAAAATATAATTCAATATGTAAAATATCATAAAACTCTTTTAATGTAATATTAATATTAAAGTCTCTTGCCTGTAAAAATGGTTTTAATATTTCTAGTATTATTTCATCTCCTAATAGTCCTTTTTCTTCCCATATATTAATTAAAGAGGTTGGATGAATCGTAAAAAATTTATCCCATGGTCTATTTACTATATAATTTTCAACTAATTCAAAACTCTCTGATAATAATAATAAGGTTGATAATATGGTTCCAATAGAGGTTGCGTGCACTGTTTTAACATCTTTTATATGAAAAAAATCCTGATTATTTAATTCTTTTAATATTCCTATAATTGGAAATCCAGCTAAACCGCCAGCACTTAATACTAAATGTTTAATAGTCATTTCTATAGTTAATTACTATACTTAATTACTATATATTTAAATGACTATTAAACTAAACATTTAACATTAAACAACACTTTGAATTAAATATTTTTCTAATTTATTTTTTCTAATAATGTTATAATAATATTACAAATGAATACAATATTTACAACTGATGACCCCGAAAATTATACTGATAAATTAAATTTAGATGAATTATTTGAAAAAAAACAAGCGCATGATTTAGCAACAATTAAGAATTATAATGCTATTTTAAATCGTATTCATAATAAAATAAAACTAACATCAAGACAGCAAATAGACTCCAATTTTTGTTGGTTTGTTATTCCTGAAGTTATGATTGGTGTTCCAAAATATGACATCGCAATTTGCATATCTTATGTTATAGAAAAACTGCAAGACAATGGTTTTAATGTGAGATATACGCATCCCAATTTATTGTTGATTTCATGGAATCATTGGGTGCCCCAATATGTTAGAACAGAAATTAAGAAGAAAACAGGTAAAAATATTGATGGTTATGGAAATATAATAAGTGAGAAAAATGAGGATTCTTCGAATCCAAAACTAAATCTATTAAAATATAAGGATTCTAATAAAGATTCTAATAAAGACACAAAACCAATCACATCCTATAAACCTACCGGTAAAATAGTCTACAATGATATATTAGAATCATTAAAAAATTAAGTTAACTAATGTTTTAATCTTTTGAATGATATAAGGACGGAATATCATCTAACGCCGAACATTGTTGAAGCGAAATATGGTCTGCCATAAATTTTAAATTTTCAATTTGATGCGCTGAAGTGTCTAATAATTGCAAATTTACAATATCAATATATATTTTAACTCCTTTAGCATAAAGAATCTCACAATACATGTAAAACTCTTTTATTGTATTTATAGTAGTTCTAGTTAATTTTACTATATACTCCAGTGTTAACTCTGAATTTATAGCAATTTCTCTCTTCCCCTCTTCATCCATTCCATTATAATTAAATATTTCTTTTAAAACATCCATCAAAGTAGTATTATATTTTGTTATTAATTCTAAAATAGAATTAATATTTTCAATATAATTGACAAAACTAGAGCTAGGACTGGAGCTAGGGCTGGAGCTAGGACTGGAGCTAGGGCTGGAGCTAGGATTGTCTAAATAGTGTGATAAACTAATTTCTTGAAATTTTGTGATATTTGCCGGAGTATTAGTTCCTGTTAATGTTTTATAAAAACTGTCTAAATCGGTTTTATATTTCTTCTTCATTTTTGATGTCATGCCAAAAAATTGTCCTGTATTATGATCATATTTATCATAATATAATTCTTCTAACTCTGGAATAATAGACGTTTCAGAAATAGTAGAACCGTCGCCGCCTTTTTGATTAAAATTACAAATGTCAGAATTTATTGTAATTCTTCCATTATGATATTTTTCTTGAAACTCTTTAATATTTTTATTATTTAATAAAATAGCGAGTCTATTTCCAGCTAAAATATTTCGGTTAAAATTTCTCTCTATTGTATTTAATTGAATCTTTTTAAATTCCAGAGTAGGATGCACAATCAATGTTAATGTAATTGAAGTAAATAAATTAATAATTAAAACATAATAATCTGCTAATTTTAAGCAATTTTTTAAATTATCATTTGTTGATTCAATCTGTTTTTTTTCTAATAAATACTTAATTTGTTCTTTTTTCAAACTACCTAATATTTCTGATAATTTAGTTATTAGTTTAGTACTATTAACTTTACTTGATAGTTCAATTAAATTATTATAATTTAATGATGCTATATATTTATATAGTAATGAATTAATAGTCTCATCTAATTTATTATTTTCTTGAATATCTTTAATTTGTATATTTCCCATTATACTATTATTATACAATAATAAATTATAAATTATAATTTATTATAAATCTAATTTATTATAACTCTAAATTATATCTATCATCTATCTAACCTAAATAATATTATTATAATAATATTGAATTTTTGCTCTAAAATGTTGTCCAACTAATAAATATAAAAATGAAAAAACAATAGGAATATGCAGTTCTTTTACTTTAACATGTGAGAATCCTTGAAACCCGTCTAATGGAAATGGTATTAAAATAACCACATTACGAACAAAATACATTAGCAAACCAAATATCCATATTAAAATAAAAAGTTCAATTGTTGTTTTCCATTTAGGTTTTTCTGATTCTTTAATACTATCAAATGGTCCTAATGTTTTATCTGTAATCTTAGCAAATAAGAAGGCAAAAAAAGTATAAATAATACTTAAAAATCCAATATCAATAATTTTTATTGAACGCATTAAAATATTATTTGCGATTGATTGTTGTTGTGGTTGTTCTTTTTTTTTCATTTTATATATTTTTATATATATAAAAATATATAAATAAATAAATAAATAAATAAATAAATAAATAAATAAATAAATAAATAAATAAATATTATTTATTAATAAAAATTGAATAAAAACTTATTAATAAATAATATTAATAGTATTAATAACATGAATGAAATAACTAAAACAAAAAAAATTAAAAAATCTAAAAATAATTCAGATTTATGGAAACAATTTGATGCCGAAATTAATATTTCTAATGAACCAATTGAGTGTATTTATAGACAAAATGGAGAGAGAGAATTATGTGAATGTTGTGAGAGTATTCTTATTATAACTGATGAGGGATATTTTGCTTGTCAAAATACACAATGTGGTATTATATATAAAGACATATTAGACCAATCACCTGAATGGAGGCATTATGGCGCAGATGACACAAGTAACACTGACCCAACTAGGTGTGGAATGCCAATAAATCCATTATTAAAAGAATCGTCCTATGGGTGTAAGGTTTTATGTCCTTCCTCGAGTAGTTATGAAATGAAAAAAATTAGAAGATTTACTGATTGGCAATCGATGCCTTATAAAGAGAAAGCACAATATGAGGAATTTCAAAAAATTACTATTTTAGCACAAAATGCTGGATTGCCTAAATTAATAATAGATGAAGCAATGAACGTTCATAAAAAAATCTCAGAAGCTAAAACATTTAGAGGTTGCAACAGAGATGGTATTATAGCTGCCACAATTTATATATCATGCAGAATTAACAATTTCCCACGCTCTGCGAAAGAAATCGCAACAATATTTTTCTTAGACCATACAAGCGCTACAAAAGGTTGTAAAAATGCTACAACTATTATTAATGAGCTAGAACATGGATTATCGAATAAAGATAGAACATTATTTAGTAAAACAACACCATCTTCATTTATTGAAAGATATTGCAGTAAATTAGGAATGGATAGTGAACTTACTAATATTTGTAAGTTTATAGCATTACTTATTGAAAAGCGTGATTTGATTCCAGAAAATACGCCTCATTCAATTGCTGCTGGAATTATATATTATATTTCACAGTTATTAAATTTAAATTTGTGTAAAAAAAAAATTAGCAAAATTAGTGAAATAAGTGAAGTAACCATTAATAAATGTTATAAAAAATTAGAATCATTAAATATAGAATTCATACCTAAAAAAATTATAGAAAGTATTACTAATAAATATAATTCTTAAAAAAAAAATATTATTAAATGATAAGATTTAAAAATGAGTGAAACTATACCAAAAATAATTTTTATAATTCCATATAGAAATCGGGAACCGCAGCTTAATCATTTTAAACATTACATGAAATATATATTAGAAGATTTACCAAATAATTATGAAATTTTTTTTATTCACCAATGCGACAGTAAACCATTTAATCGTGGAGCGATGAAAAATGTAGGATTTATAGCAATGAAAAATAAATATCCAAATCATTATAAAAGTATATCGTTTGTTTTTAATGACATTGATACATTGCCGGCATTTAAAAATATGTTAAATTATGAAACCACCATCGGAGTCATTAAGCATTTTTATGGATTTGAATTTGCTTTAGGAGGTATAATATCAGTTACTGGTTATGATTTTGAAAAAATGAATGGATTTCCAAATTATTGGGGGTGGGGGTTAGAAGACAACGACCTTCAAACGCGAGCTAATAAATATCAAATTAAAATAGATAGAAGTAATTTTTATGACTTTAACAACCCAAAAATAATTAATATTCAAGGTGAAAAAACACGAGTACACTCAAAACAACAAGTATGGCGTGCCGGTATTAAAAATACAGAAGGTATAATAGACATTAAAAATTTAAATTATGAAATTAATATAGATATGGTAAATGTATTAAATTTTGAAACAAATATTGACCCATATCTAGACACCTATGCAAATATTCCTCCATATCAAAATATAACAACCGATATTAAGTTTAAACCATTTAATGCGGTAAATAATGTTAATGAACTAATCAATGGGGGTGTTAAAATTAATAATATATCTAATGTTTCTAAATTTAATAATAGAGGATTGCAATTAAAATTATTTAATTAATCTAATTAATCTAATTATTCATAAATAATATTAATTATTTATAATTAATATTATTATTATATACTATATGGATAATTATACAAAAGTATATGTCAAAACATATGGTTCAGCACCTTCTAAAAATAGTTATGTATTTAACGGCGGATTAAGTTATAATAAATGGAAAGGCACAACACCGAATTCTAATAGAACCACTTATCCAATAAATATAAATTCAAATGCGGCAACTAGTTCATGTCCTCAACTAAATGGAGCTAATAGCACTGCCACAAATCCCAGAGCATTTAGAGGATTATCTTCTTATCCACCAAATAGTGGTGGCGCTGGCACTGGCGCTAATAAAATTATAGGTCGTTATAATGGATTATATACAACAGCAAGAGGCAACGGTATTGGACGCAGCGGTTCATTAAATCCAATAAAACATTGGAGAAAACAACTGCAACCATCACAAGGACATATTACAGGAAAACCAACGTTAAATTCAATAATGTGGCAACCGGGCGGGACAACTGTATTAAAAAATACAAATTGCACGAATGGCAGTTATGGCGTTTTATCAAGTTATTTAAATGAGGGTGTTGAATTATGCACTGCTCAAGTAATCCGAAATGAATTATCCAATTTTCAACCAGTAATTATCAATAATCCGCAACGAATTACGCGTCCAAAATCATCACAAACATTAATTAAAAAAAATTATTATACAACTAGCAAATCTTATTTAAAAAGTCGCGCCAAATTATATATACAAAACCAAACACTCAGTAAAATTGGAGACAATGGATTGAATCAATTAGCCCCGCCAGCAAATAATAACTGGGTATATCCAGAAAACAGCCAAACGCAAGGAACCCAAGTTTATAATACCACATTTTTTGCTGATAATTTAAATAATGATACTTGCCGCAAAAAAGTAATCTTTAAACCAAATAATCCTTTTTTTGCCGTTCAAGGTGCGGTAGACAGCAGCACTAAAATAGTTCAATCCAAATATGAAGCTATAAATAAAAATAATTATAATTTTAATTTAAATGTGCCAAATCAAATTGGTCTTGGATTAAATGTATATTCAATTGCTGGGGACAAAACCAGTCCAATTGTTAGGCTTCCAGGGTCACGGCCCGTAAAATACAGAGGAGATTCTTATGGAAATGCGGCGCCTTATTTTATTAAAAGCAAATATCAAGCGATTAATGCGTGCGCGCCCGGACAAGCTCGCACATCCACCACTATCAGAGCCAAAATAAATAGTATCGGACATAGAATGCCGAGTGGCGGCGCCGGACTTATTACAACTTGTTTTTATAATCCAGTTAAATAGATTAGATAAATAAAAAGAAATTAAAAATCCGTTCACTTATATTTATCTAAGTGACTAAAAATCCATATCCCGACATGGTTTGGAATATATTCTAAATAAGAAAATTTGTGTTCTTCTAATAAACCATAAATAGTGCGTTTATAATTTAATAAATATGGTTCGCCAGACAACATTAACATCGATGGCTTGTATTTTGGGTCTATGTCTACAATTATTATATCATGCTTTGTGATTCTTTTAGCGTTTTTAATTATCTTATGATGCGCGTAATTTGGCATTTCATGAAAGGCAAACATAATTGTTGCGGCGTCAAACTCGTCTTCTTTTCCATAGTCTTCAGCATTGGCTTCAATAAATTGTGTTTTTTTATTGTTTTTATTGTTTTTATTATGTATTTTTTTGGCTTGACTTATCATTTGGCGGCTGCTATCAATACCCAGTTGATTCACCCAAGTAGAAGTTCCAGTCCCACAGCATAAATCGATTAGTTTTGGCAGTCGTCCATTTTTAGTATAAAAATCTTGATTATACGTCGAGAGAATTAATTGTCGTATATTTACTGAATTATAACACTTGTCGTCTATCATTTTTGTAGCATATGGAGCTATTAATGAATGGACGTGCCCTCCAAATCCTATATTACCAAAATTATGAATACGCGAATCAAAATAATATTTTGTTTGTGGGTTTGCGGTGTGGGTTGAAATGAGCGTTGCCAATAACACTGATAACTGAACCATGATAAGCTTATATAATTATAACGTTTATTTTTTAAATAAGTTATAATTATAACATTTATAACTATATAACTATATAACTATATAACTATATAACTATATAACTATATAACTATATAACTATTTAATTTACTTTTATTCGCCTTCTTCGTATTCTTATGGTTTGTGCATCACTAACTCTTTTACTTTTTTGTCTTTGTATTTGTCTTTGCCTTTGTCTTTGCCTTTGTCTTCGCCTTTTTGCGGTTGTATACGCTGATTTCAACTTTTTCCCTCGTGCTTGTGCTTGTGCTTCTGATTGTGTTTGTTTTTTTATATAAGTATATTCTCCAAAAGGAGAGCCGTTTAGTTTTATAAATAAGCTTGGAGGTATATATTTTATAATAGTTCTTGCTACAGAGGGGTCGCTGTCCTTACTTGGTGAGCTTTCTGGATTGCCAAAAAATTTTACTACTAAAATACCAGTTGAGTTTAATAATTGATATATTATATTATAGTCTAACAATGATAGAGGACAAGTATTTAAAATAATAACATCATAAGTGTTATTATGTTCTTCAAGAAATTTTTCTAAAAGTATTTTTTTTTCTATAAATATAGCATCAGAACTATATTGATTAATTCGAGAGAGAAGAAATATATGGTCGGCATAAGCACTGGGTGTCTCAGTACCCCATTTCTCTTCATGTCGTCTCTCTCCGTGATGATATGTTAAATATTCAACTTTTACACGAATGTCTTTGGGAGTGCCAACCGGAGCGCGGACTGGCGTGTTTAACGCTATATATTTATCAATATAGGATGCTACACTGTCAACTTCATCTTTATCTATAGGAATTATGCTAGTTTTTCTTTGGCATAATACAAGAACTCTTTTAGACATATTATAATTATAATTATATTATAATTATATTATAATATAATTTTTAAGTATTATGCGGTAAACGCAACGCCCATTTGATTATTCCAGGTAAATGTTCCAGTCCCACATTGTAGAACTCGCAAAACGCGGAGAGGTTCTCGGCAAAAAAACAGAAAATATTAATTATGCCTATTTAAATAATTATATTAATATATTAATATAGTAATAGCGCAATGAAAACAAAAACAAAAACAAATAAAAATTATTCAGTTAAATTAAGTAGTCGCTCATTTTCACCATTATTGAATAAAAAATTACAAGTGCATTCTTTAAAATCATTAAAACCAAAAACATTACAATTATGCGACAACTTATTGAGTTTACAAATAATAAAAAATAATACGATAACATGCAAAGCTTATAATAGTTCTAGTGTTCAAGAATTATTGTTATATAATTTAAAGTCCTCGAAACACTTAGATGTTTCAAGATTTATTGCGCCACTGCAATTATCCGCAAATTGTTGGTTTAATACTATGTTTGTGACATTCTTTTTTAGTGACAAAGGTCGAAAGTTTTTTAGATTTTTTAGAGAATTAATGATAACCGGAAGAAAAGTAGACAATACACCAATTCCTAGTAGTATTGCGAAATTATTTTTTATTTTAAATTTATTTATTGAAGCATCCTATAATCAAAGTACGAAATCAAAATCATTATTTAGAATCATGAATAAGTTAACAAATAAATTAAATACTAATTTTTTTATATATCATATATATCAAATTATTAATAATAAACCTAACGCAATAAATCCGAATATACTATTAAAAAATGATAATAAATTATACAATATACCAAATGTAGATGATGCGGGAAATCCGGTTGCTTATTATGAATCTATTTTAAACTATTTAAATTATAATACACTACAGATTTTTAGACAACAGTTTCAAATAAAATCAAATATATATGAAATTTTAAAACATCATTTTTATAATTCTTCGTTCACTAGTATATTAGATATAATTATTTTAGAAGATTTTCAAACAAATTCAAAATATGAAACCTCATATACATTCGTAGATTCTAAGAATATAACTTATACTTATGCTCTAGATTCAATTATATTAACAAATAAAGACTATTTTAATTCTGATACGAATAGTCATTTTGTCAGCGTTCTAACTTGCAATAATGAAGAATATAAGTTTGATGGCAGTTCAAGTTCCCGGTTTGAGAAATTTAAGTGGAAAAAAATGATTAATACTAATAAAGACTGGACTTTCGAAGAAAATCCTAAGTATGAACTCGAACATTATAACTTTACAAAAGGATATAAAATATTGTTTTATTATAGAATTTAAATCTTAAATCTTAATTATTAAACATATTCAAGCGTTATAATTTAAAAATAAATAAAATTATTTATATAAATGAAAAATAAATTTATTGAAGAATGCATCATATTATTAAAAAAAGACGAAAATGTTAAAAGTATTATAAATCCACTTATAGAACCAATTATTACTAATTTATTAAAAGAATTAAATCCATATATATATTTATCATTAGTTTTTGTATTTATTAGTTTTTTATTGCATTTAGGAATATTTTTTTTACTAGTTTCTAATAAACTAAATCATTTAAACCAAAACTAATAAACACCAATAAACACCAATAAAATATTATTTTATTATTAGTATATAATATATATTATATGTCAAACTCTGGAAAAAACAAAAGAAGCCAAAGACGCCAAAGAAAGAAAAAACAACGCGGAGGATTGGCAGAACAGGCGGTTCCCATAGGGTTAACACTAATAAACATGTTACTTCCAGGTAAAGGATACTTTAATCAACGAAAAACACGCAAATACTTAAGATGGCCTGGAACCACTCCTTGGGGAACTACAAAACATAAAAATTGGTCTAGACGCGGAACGCGCGGCATTCATACTCGCCGCTGGTAGAGGATTATGTTTATTAACTATTTATTAACTATAAAATATATATAATTTAAATACAATTTAAATATAAAATATATAATAAATGTCGTTCGAAGACAATATAAGAAAATGGATTCAAATAGACAATGCAATTAAAGAAAAGCAATTACTTATTAAACAATTAAAAATAGAAAAAGAACAATATAATGAAAATATTTTAGAGTATATGAATGAAAACGAATTAGAAAATGCGACAATTAAAATAGGAGATGGTAAACTAAGATTGGTTGAGAATAAATCATATAGCAGTTTATCGTTTAAGTTTATATGCGAGTCTTTATGCGAGTTTTTTCAAGACCAAGAAAACAATGAAGAACTAGTTGAAAAAATTATGATTTTTTTAAAAGAGAAAAGAGAGATTACTACGACACTAGAACTTAAACGATTTGGAATTTGCAGTTAAATAGAATAGAATAGAATAGAATAGAATAGAATGAATATAAAACTATATAATATAATAGTACTATTATATTATATATTATAATGAATAAGACTTTAAACGAGGCATTAAATGAAGCTAAATATCCAGAGTTTACAAATAGATTATTTGACTGTTTAGTAATACCATTTGGAGGAGTTCAAAATAAAAATTTTAAAGATTATAAGAGTTATAACTCATCAAATGATGCAGAGTTTGATTGTTTAGAAGAAGATATATATGATAGTCTTTTAAACTTGGCAAAATATAAACTGCCAAAAATTTTAACAAAAAAGAAAGCTAAAAAAGCTATTTTAAAAGATAAAACAAAAACACAAAAAAATGCCAAAAAACGAGAGAAAATTATAAACCAGATGCATTCCACTTCTTACCATTAAATGGTGCTATAATTATTTCATTTAATTTTGATTTCCAATGTTCCACTTGTTTATTAAAGGCTTTTTGTTGTTCTGTTATTGGATATTCATCAGCGCTTTCCATTAGTTTAGCCTCAATCGGTTTCATCTTTGGTTTATATCCATAACAATTTACTCCAAACTTAACGTTTGGATTTGCTATATAACCTCCATTTATTCCAGGTCTTCCGCAATCATTTTCATGACCTTTTATGGTTTGTAATTTATTCCAGTGGTCATATTGTGTAGGAAATAAAGCCATTTGGTTGCTTGACCACCCATAACTACACCATCCACCTCCTTTTTTATATATATCTTCCATTTGTTTTATACTAGCTAATTCGCCGCCTAATGCTTTACATACTGATTTTGATTCTTCATATCCATAATGATTTCCTGGAACGTGATATACTTCTTTAAATGGGAGTTTAGGGGAAAAACTTTTAATTTTACCTTTATCTTTATCATCATCGTCTGAGTCGTTGTCAGTGTCATCATCGTCATTTTTTTTATTTTTATTATTATTGTCTTTTAAAAATGAAGGGGGCTTGTCTAATTTGGCATCTTCGCCTTTAATTTTGTCTGGTATAACATCTAATTCATGTTCTGGATTTTGACTGGTTTTATAAATAAACATATTTTTTATAGGTTGCGTAATATCTACTTTAAAAAAATACTGCACTAATAATACAGTAATTATAATAAAGAGTATTAAATATACTATACCAAACATAATTCCTAAAATACCTTTACGATTTGTATTCTCAGAATTGGAACTTGAAGTAATTGAATTAACTGAATTAGTTAATAATTCAGTGGTTGATGAAACACCATTATTTATACTATTTAGAATTGGAGTTGAACTATTTTGATTATTTGATTTTCCTAAATAATTAAAAACTAAAAAAACAACAACAATAACAAAAATTACTATAATTATAATCATAAAGTTAGATAATTTAGACTTCAGTAAATCGGTTGTTTTATTACTATTTTTATCTTCCTCATTTGTATTATCATTCATTTATATAATTAATTTTTATTTTTTTCTGTAAAAAAGTGAATATGTGTTAGCATTAATTATTTTATCTTCTGCTATTTCATTTATATTATTATCATTAAAACTATACCATTTACCATTTGGATTTTTTATATTTGATGTATAATGTCCGCCTGTAGTATTGCCAAAATGGTTTCCTGTGCCAAATAAATCATAAACATAACTTTCAGGATTATAACCAGAAATATATTTTGATAAATTTAAATCGGTTAATGGTGTGCTAATTATTGTTTTAATTTTATTATTGTTATTTGTATATCGTTTAAGTTCAATTATTAAAACATTTGGCAGACTCCAAAAACTAATAGTTTTTATAGCATTTTGTTTTTTTCCAGTTGCTTCATTAAATACTTGATTTTCATTAATTAATTCTTCTTTTTGTGTGTATAAATCAAAACAATTTATTATGGAACAACTACTAGCTTTATTATTTGGTATACAAAGAGATAAAATAGAAAATGGTTCCGCTATAATATTAATTGATTTATTAGTTATAAAATCATTAATATGGGTTACACTTGTTCCATAAAATATATTTATTATTTCTGAGTATTCATTATTATATACATTTTTAATCATTTCAAAACATTTTTTTGCTAAAAAGTCTTTATCATTTTTAATAACACCATTAATATTCATTTTAACCTTTCGTTTTAAACTTTCATGCAAACAATCAATTATAAATAGTAAAAATTCAAATACATCATTTTGGGAAAACTCAGTAAATATATTATTTTTAATTTTGGAAACATGCTGGACCGTTTTAACGAATCCATAGGGCGCAATACAGCAATTTTCGCTCCACATCATTTTTCGCAATGAGTTCCATTCTAAAAATATTTTAGATTCAATACACTTATTTATTTCTAAATTGTTTTGTTCTAGTAATTCATTTAATTCATAAGTATGCGATAATAATTGCATGCATGAATTTAAATAACAAGTATTACCTACATTAACTAATCCAGTTAATCCATTATTTTTGTATTTTATAAACTTCATTATATAATTATATTTAATTATATTTAAACATATTTTTATAAATTATTAATATAATAATGAATATTAATAATAATGAAAATGTAAACCCATTAATTCAAAATGTTTATACTAATTATATTAATCATGTTAGTAATAACAATCGCCTTTTAAGTAATACAATTGATATTATACGAAATCAAAATGATGTTTATAATTATATTGTAAGATATTATATTACAAGTTTATATAATACTCAACCCGATACGATTAATTCAACCACTCCAACAAGTCAAATGGGTCCAACGGGTCCAACAGGGCCAACCAGTCCAATCAGTCAAATGGGCCCAACCGATTCATTTGGTCCTACATTTCCAATTTATTCAAATGACAGAAATCTTCCTGTAACTATTACTTCTGATGTTTTTTTATCTACTATATATAATAATATACTAAACTCAAATTATGAACTAGAAAATAATAATAATAATAATAATAATAATAATAATTTATTTATTGAGTCTTTATATAGAAATAGAAATAGAAATAGAAATAGCAATAGAAATAATGCGACTCTTCCAACTATAAATGATTTATTATTAGCTACAACATATAACACTTATGGAGAAATAGATAACCCAATAAATGAAACCTGTCCTATTTCTCAAAAAGATTTTTCGAATAATGATATAGTATTAATTATAAATGAATGCAAACATATATTTGAACCAAATTCAATAATGAAATGGTTTACAAGATGCAGTGATTGTCCTTTATGCCGAAGAAGTATTATTCATACAGAAGAGGCAGAGGATATAGAAAATAATGAGGACGCAGAAAATAATGAGGACGCTAATGAAAGTAATTATTCTATCATAACACGCCATTTAGCATACATTATTTCAAATGATATTTCTTACAATTAAGGGGAGACCCCTTAAACCCCCATAAGGGGGCAATGCCCTTAAATCAAAGGGTCATTACAAGGCCGCAATATAGGGCCGCAATCCGGGCCAAAATATGGGGCCGCAATATAGGGCCGCAATATAGGGCCGCAATATGGGGCCGCAATATGGGGCCGCAATCCGGGCCAAAATATGGGGCCGCAATATAGGGCCGCAATATGGGACCGCAATATAGGGCCGCAATATAGGGCCGCAATATGGGGCCGCAATCCGGGCCAAAATATGGGGCCGCAATATAGGGCCGCAATATGGGACCG